GTCCGTGTAATCATTTTAGCACCGCGGTGCCGGCATTTGCACTGGTGATTAGACCCGAGATCATACCCGAAGGGACCTCCAGCCAGAGCCGGGGCGCTATTCATAATCCTTACGGAAATACTCGATGTTTGGTAGATCGAGGGTCACTTGCTCAGCGCTAACTATGACCGCTTCGAACAGCTCACGGCACTCGACTAGCGTGCAGTCGTGGTGCTCAATGAGCCAGCATTCGAATTGGTCGTCAGTAACTAGCACGCGCTCAGAGCGTATGGCCTCTACTATGTTGGTGAGGTCCACGCCGGACGTACGTGCAAACCACGTGAGGTCGTCCAGGGTGACGGCGGCAGCATCCTCCATGGCGTAACGCCGGAGGAAGTAATCGCGCAAGAATGGAACGTGGCGGCACTCGTATGCGTAACTGAGTGCCTTGCCAGCCATATATTGAGAATCAGTGCAGGCGTCATTCATTGTCCCGCGACAATTGAAGCGCACAAGCATCTTGCCGATCAGGGGCACCATGCATGGGGTGTCTACATCGACGATAATACGTCGGGAAAGGAACGTTGCTTCACCATCTAGTTGCGGTTCCTTGGCCTTCAAAACCATTTTGAAAGAGGCCACGCACTTGACCCACACCGAAAGGAGTATGGAAAGCGACAAGACCATGAGGATGTCATCGCCAAGGATGACAGCCTTACCACGCACACGGAGCCGCTTGCAGGTAACAGCAGCCATGGTGTAATTATAAGTTGAATTGCGTGGGGTGGTTGAAGTGGTGCCAGTGGGTAAAGCGTACTTACACTTGGCACGGAAACCGAACCTCTTGTTCTGAACTTTGTAGTGTTCTAGCGAGAAGAGTAGAGACCGGTACCAGTTGGGCATACCGAGCTTGCCCAACCAGGCATCATAAATGACGGCGACTCCGCTGCGTTGTTCGCGGTCGTTGCGGGAAAAATCACCCTCCTAAACGAAGGGAAAGTCGTCATCGATGATGAACGCGCAGAGTTTCACATCAGAAGTCTTGTAGGCATAACGGACCTCCAGCCCACCGAGGGCATGGAGAGACGCCATCTCGACCACACGTTCCATGATGACCATGGAGGCGGGACCGGTGATGGCGTTGAAGGCGTCATTGCCAGCGTAGATGACGCGTGGCGCCCAAGTGGGGTCGTCACGCTTGATGAGTATCTCTTGCTTGACCGACAGGTCCTTGGTACCAAGGTAACCTGGGTCTGCCCACGCTATGTTGCTGTAGGCCTCCGTCATTGCTCTCGCCTTGCGGTCATCAAACTTGTTGATCCATCGGGAGCGGTCGGAGTCGTTCTCATCCCATTGTTCCATCTGGGGCATGGTATCGATGAGCTCCAGCGCCTCGCGCAGAGACGCCGGATCGATATCATCATCCCCGCCAGGCTTCGAACGTTGTTCGAAGTTGGTGCGCTTGTTGAAGGCGGAGAGGAAAGATTGGAAGTCGTTGCTTGTGGCGACAGGGACGGCTTGGGCAAGTACTGGACCCAGTTGGTTCACTGGGTTGACTGCGTCTTCATACGAAAACTTGCCTTCGCCTAGTTCGTAGGGAACTACGAACGAGAACTCGCGAACCGGAATCACCTTTAGACGCCCAGAGTCGTCATAGGGGTCGCACTGTCCAGCATCCAAGGTGATTGGAGGTGAGGCGTGCGTCCGCGCCACCTTTCCAGCGGCATTGCGTCGGGCAACGCTGTGGGCCTGGTGGCGCGGCATTCGGTTGGCGTGTTGATTGTTGGTTGGTTGGTTGGTTGGTTGGTGGTTGTTGCGAAGTGG